AAGCTTCCTCTTCTCCAATAACTATAGATTGGTCTGATGATGACTATAATAATTATTCAACCTCTAGGACTGTAGATATGAAAGATACTTTTCCAAGATTAGTATCTTTAGGAAGATTTCATAGACGAGCATTTAGATTAAGACACACTGCTAATACACCATTAAGATTAGAATCTCTTGAATTTGGAGTAGAGCAAGGTAGATATGCTGAAGGAGATAACTAATGGCTTTAGGACCTCCTCCATTACATACCCCTATTACTTCTAATTTATGGAAAAGATACTTTGAAAGACTAAGTAATCAATTAGGCGGAACTTCAGAAGGTGGTGTTGGATATTATAATGGATTAAATTTTACAAGTTCTAACCTTACATCAATAACTACTCGTAATCATAATGATACACAGAATACTCAAGGTGGAAGTAGTGGAGAAAAATATCATTTAACAGAGGCGCAACATACTGGAGTTACAGCAGGTGGAAATTTTGTTAAATCAGTTACTAATTCTATAACTGCGGGATCTACACAAACACAAGCTGGAGCAACGGCTTTAACTGCAGATATAAATAGAGTAACTACAGTAGGTAGTGATGGAGATGGAGTTAAGTTACCAACAGCAGTAGCTGGGTTAGAAATTTTAATTATAAATGATGATGCAGGTCAAGATATAAAAATATGGCCTAACACAAGTGATGCAATAGATGGTGGTTCAGCTAACGCAGTAGACTCTAATGTACTGGGTGAAGGAACGTCAAGAAGATATATAGCTGTAGATGCAACTAATTGGTTTACAGCGTAGGAGAAATATAATTAATTAGAGGAGAATAGATATGGACTTATGGGTAAAGAAATTACTCCGTAAGAAACTAGACTTAGAAAAGTTTCAAAGACCAGAAATTACAACAGATCAAGCAATAAAAATTTTAGAAGATAGCCAAAAAAATCAACAATTATTAATAGTTGGAAGTGAAAAAAATCAAATAGTTGTTCTCTTAAGACCCACTAGTAATTGGGTTGCAGAAATTGATGTTATAGCAGACTGTAAAGGAATGTTAAAATTGTACAAAAATTTAAAGAGAATGGAAAAGTGGTTTTGGGAAACTCATCCTAAAGTACACAGACTAGAAATGATTACAAGTAATAAAAAGGTAGTTTCTTTAGCTTCAAGATATGGATGTATTCCAGAAGGAGTTAAAAAAGAATCTTATTTAGAATATAAAAATAATGATATGAAATTTAAAAATGAATATATGTTTGGATTATTGAACCCAAATCATTAAATGGAGAATTAGTATGGGGTCTACGGTAAAGAAAATAGCAGGAATTGCCTTACCAGTTATTGGTATGATGACACCTCTCGGGCCAGTTGTTGGAGGAATGGTTGGCGGAGCTTTGGGTGGAATAGTATCTGGAGGAGGTCTTAAAGGTGCCTTAATAGGAGGCGCTATGGGTGGTATTGGTGGAGGAATTATGAAGGGCCTAGGTGGTACTGGTGGCTTTGGTAATTTCTTTGGTGGAGCTTCTACAGGTTTAGGACAAGCTGGCGGAAAAATGGCTGGTTTAATGGGACAGTATGGAGCTGGAACAGCAACAAATTTAGGCTTAGCTTCTGGAGCGTTAGGATCAAGTGCTACTGCTGCAAGACTTGCTACATTATCCCCAGTAACTTCAGCAATTAAAGGACCCCAAAGTTTCTTAGCATCTTCGCTTGCTTCTAAAGGAGGATACACACCTCAACTTAGTACTTTAGGTAGCAGCCCAGTAACATTAGGAAAAAATATTGTTGGACATACTACTTCACAGGGAGTAAGAACACCTCAGCTTAGTCCAAGACAAGCTATAGGTCCTTCTGGAACTGGAATGAAACTTGACAGAGAATTCTTAAAAGAAGCTATTACTTCTGGATATTCAGCGTATGAAGGAAATATACAACAACAACAATTAGATGCTCTTAGAAAGAATTTAGGTCAGTACAGAAGTGAATATGGTGAATACTATGCTAGTGAGGCTAAAAAACATCAAGAAAAATTAGCCAGAGGAGAACTGCCTGAAACTTACAATGCTGCGTTAGACAGAGAAGCTGAAAGATTAAAAAGACTTCTTGTGGCGCAAGGACATAATCCAGCTGAATCAGGATTTGGTAGAGATCAATTTAAACGAGGTTTAATGGATCTTGAAAGTAAATTTATTGGTGCAGAAAGATCTTATTGGACATCTGTTGCTGGTGGTGCGGATACAATGACTGCAAATATTGCTACTCTTGAAGGGCAGTTAGCAGAAAGAAATATTGGTGCTCGTTCTACAACTCAAGCAATAGGCAACATATTAGACACAATAGTCTAGGAGATTAATTATGGCAATTCAAACAGGTTTAGAATCATTAGCTAATTTACAAGCTACTAGAGCATCTACTGAGCAAACTAAACAACAAACTTTTGAGATGAAAGAAACGTTTGGGACTAGGAAACGTGCAGCTGAATTAACTCTAGAACAGTCTGAGTATCAATTTGATGAGTTAAAAGCAAACAGACCTACCAGAGATGCATTAAACGCTTTACAAGTAACTACAGCACAACAAATGCATCAACATTTAATAGATAATCCTCATTATTTCTCAGCTAAAATGCAAGTAGAATTAGATGCTAAAAAATGGGAATTAGAAGATAAACAATTAGCTAGAATATATGATATGCAATTTGCTAGAGGTCAGGAAATTCAAAGAGCTTTAGAAAGTGGGGATTCTGATGCTATAGAAAGAGCAAATTTTCATCTTCAAGCATTACGAGAAGAGTATCAAAGTACTACTGGAGAACCTTTTGATATAGGAATTGATATGGATTCTGGTGAATTTCAAGGATTAACTTTACAACATTTACCTTTTATAAGAGAAATGAATCGTGTAGCTGCACATATGGGACCATATGCAAGAGAAAGAGAAGCGTTATTTGCGGAAAATCAACTTAGTGAAAGTGATATATTAGGTAATGTTAAAGATACTTTAGACATACAAAATACTCAAAGAGCTAACGCTGGAAATGCTATTATAGCAGCTACTGGAAATCTTGGTGCAGGTATAACAATAACATCTCAAGGACATGTGCAAGTAGCTGAGGGTCATGAAAACAAAAGAAGTGAAGCTCAACTACAAAAACTAGTTGCTGCAATACAAAAAATAACTCCTCTTGGAGGATATGCATCTGATGTAGCAGGCAATATGGGAGACATGTGGCAAGTTGAATCTGATTCACAAGGCGTTATGGGAAGCAATTTTAATTATATACATCCAGTAGGTGAATTAGCTAAAGGTATGGGTTTTGACAAAGAATTATTTGAACAAGCAGTTATAGACTACGCAGAACAAAATGGCGTTACTAATCAAGCAGCAGCGGATACATTAGTTGCTGAGAATATAGATACCTTTGTAAATATGGTTACATCTACAGAGCAAAAATAATGCAATTTCATGGATCGGATCCTAACAAAGCGAGTGGTGATTTTTCTTTTTTAAAAAAAGGAAAAACTTCTTCAGGGTTTAAATTTCATGGCTCTACTTTAACTACTCCTGGTGAGATTGGTGGATACACTGGTCCTAAAGGTGGTCGTACTATTTCAAATGTAGTAACATCAATACCAGGAACTATTGAAGGATTAGTTAAAGGTGCCATTGGGTTTGCTTTTGGAGGCTCAACAGCAACTGTTACAGCAACTTATCATGGTTTAAGAACTGGTAACTGGGACGAATTTAAACCAGTATTTGACCACATATATAATGACACCATAATGAAGTTTCCAAAAATACTTGGTGTAAAACTTACTCAGGCTCAAACTGAATCTGGAGAAAGAGTTTTAACCATGTTGGATAAAGAAGTATTTCAAAGAATTCATAAATGGGGAGAAGCTCTTGGAGAAAAAACTTTCCAAGAAACTAATAGTCCAGCCTTAGCTACGTTTGCCAGAACAGCTACAGAAGGTATAGGATTATTAACTCCCATCATCGGTACACGAGCCATCGCTGCTCGTCCTCGCCCAAAAGGAGCAAAACCATTAACAAAATGGGAAAAAGCTAAAACCTTTGGTATTGAAGAAGGAATAGCTTATAAAATATCTAAACAATTTCCCGGAAAAAGATATGGTATTCCAAAAACAAAATTAAGATTACCTCCATTAGGAGCTGGTGCGGAGTTTAAATGGACTAAGTGGGAAACGCCTTGGTTTGAAAATAATAAAACTCCTGGTCTAGTTATTAGTTTTGAATCCTTCAAACAAAAAGTATTAGCAGAACATCCTAAAATGAGTTTGGAAGCTATTGATGTTCAATATAGACAATCACATGAAGTAATACGTGATTATTTAGAACGTGAAAAAAGACAACAGGAAGCTGATAAACCTGTAGCTCTTGAAACAGGAACAGAAGTTCATACAAAATGGGATAGAATGTCAGAAAGTGCTGCTGAAGGGAAACCACCAGATTTAGCTACTTTGGCTGAAATACAAGCATTATCTGTTTTAAGGTATGGAGAGTTTAGAGCCAGAGAAGGAGTTAATCCAAAAACTGGTAAAGACTACGCTAAAAGTACCATAGATAAAAAGTTTGTACAATATGCAAATAAAGAATATAAAAAATGGTATGAAGGTTCAGGAAGAAGAGTTATACTTAAGAATGTTGATGAAGCTGTTTTAGCATTAGATGCTATTGCTGAAGCAAAGAAAATTGGAAGACTTGTAAAAGCTGCACAAGCAAGAATACCTTCTAATCTTCCTAAAGAAGTTGCTAGCGAAATTATGTCTCTTATACAACCAGCTGTAGTAGGAAAATCTAATAGATTATATACTTCTAATCCTAAAAAACCTTCTATGTATGATGCTGCTAGAGATGCGTTAAGTAATGGAGAAGAAATATTTACCAGAGGGTATTTTATAAAAAATAAAGATGGTAAACCAACATTTTATTCTGAAGCAGAAGTAATGGTATTTCAAGAAATAGCTGCCAGAGGAAAAAGTATAGCTGAAACTAATGATATAAAATATTTAAAAAATCTCGTAGAAAATAATGAAATATATAAAACTGATATAGCTAAAGCTGCAAAAAAACAAGTTAAAGAAACAGTATTTCCTAAAACCATGCTAGCCAGAGGTGCGAAGGGAATAGTGGAAGGTTATAAAAAACAAAAGACTCCTCCTAATACTGGAGAAGATGCTATAAGTCCATACCTTAAAACTATAAAAGAAATTTATAGAGAATCAGGATTAAATGTGGAAGAAATTTTTACACCAAAAAAATCTATGCCTGAGCAAGTTACCAAAGCAGTTGATAATGCTGGTAAGTTACCTGCAGAGGCTTGGCAAGAAGCAACTAATACGCATCCTAGTACCATAATTGCTAAAGGTAAACCTTCGGCTCTAGTTAATGAACAAATGCCAATGTGGCGTCATCTTATACATATAGCTGGAGGAAGAGCTGTTTCTTTTTGGAAAACTGATAATACACTCAGAGATGTTCTTCCAGGTGACTACACGGGTGTTGGTGCTCGTTTGAGAGTTCCAGGACCTTCTGTATTTTTAAGAGATATAAGTCCAGCTTTTAGAGAAATAATGGATAGTTTGTGGAGACCTGAAGCATTCTCCGATATTAAAAAAGTTATGGACAGTTATCATTCTTCTAGGCATACTCGTTCAGGAGAATTTCAACAACGGTTATTAAATGCATGGTATCCTTTAAGAGGAAAGTGGTTTCCTCACGTACAAGAAACTTTTAAAGCATTTAAAGGAAATCCTAAAGTAAATATACCTTTAATTGAACATTTAACTAACCCTAATACAAAAATGAAAATATCTCCTCTTATAAAAAAACAAGGAGATGTTATAAGAAAAATACTTGATGATTTTCATATTTATGCTAAAAAAGTATTTCCAGACTTAGAATATCATAAAAATTGGCTACCAAGAACTATGGATTGGAAATGGGCAGAAAGACACAGAACAGCAGCTGAAGATATTTTTACAAATATTTTTCAAAAATATCCTGATTCTTTAGCCAGAGCAAAAGAAAATTTTGGAGACGTAAATGCTGCCAGAGAAGCAGCAATATCCTTTGTAGATCATATAATAATTAACAAAGGTTCAATTCAAATTAGTCCTGAGCTTTTATCAGCAAAAGAAATTATGGCTGAGGGAAGATTTAGAGACGTTAATGAAGCTAAACTTGTTGCGAAAAAAGCTGGTTCTTTGGACTTTGAGAGAGTATTTAAAGATGTTCCTGATTTAGAATTTGGAAGGTTACTAGACCCAAGTGTATTTAAAAGAGTACAAAGATACATTGAAGACGGTACTGCTAGGGTAGAATACGCTCGTATTAATGGTCCAAATAGTGAACTATTATATAATAGAATTCATAGGGCAGCTGAAGAATTAGAGGCTGCTGGAAGACCATTAAGACAGCAGGAAGTTGAACATTTAGTAAATTTATGGTCAGCTTTTCAAGGTATTTATAAATCTAACACAGCTAAGTGGTGGGTTAAAACTCAAAAAGGATATATAACTCTTTTAAATATGGCTTTATTACCATTAGCAACTGTTGCTTCTATACCTGAATCAGCGTTGCCATATTATCATGGTGGAATAAAGGCATATAGTAAAGCTTTACCACAAGAATTGTTTGTCACTTTACCTAAACAAATAGCAAGAGCTATAAACAGAGATTGGAAAGGACGAGAACAAGACAAAACCAGATCTATGTTAGTGGTAGAAGCTATAAATAAAGCTGGAGATATTGCAGCAATGGAAAGAGCAAATCAACTATTTGCTGGAGACTTTACAATAGGAAATAATATTCTGTTTAGAGCTAACGGTCTTTTCTATTGGACTAAATGGATGAATCATTTAGCAGTCAGTACTTTTGATTTTATGGCGCAAGATTATTTTACTCGTAAAGCTCAAGGTAAAAAAACTGGATTACGTCCTGAAGAAGAACTCAGAATGGACAAACTAATGGATTATTATGACCTACCAACAAAAGAAGGAATACAATGGGTAAAAGATGGTGCTAAGTTAGAAGGACCTTTCTTTGAAAAATTTAAAAAAGCAGCTTTAATTTTTGCTGAAGATTCTGTATTAACCCCTAATCCAGCTATTGTGCCTTTGTGGCATGCTCATCCGGGACTTGCTGTGATAAAACATTTAAAAGCATTTCCAACTCTTATCGGAAACACAGTATTAAGAAGATGGGGTGCTGATACTTTTAAAGCATTACATGAAAACGGAATACCTTTACAGGGTAGAAATGCTACATACGCTGTAAGTACTGGAATGATGATGATGATATTAGCTCACTTATCTAATGTAATTACTGACCAAATTAGATACGGAGAAGAAAATCCATTTTATATACAACAATTTCCAAATGACAAATACAGATGGGCAATTAGAGCTGCTGAAAGATGGGGAATTATGGGTCCAGCTCAATTTGGTTTAGACGCTTTATTCCATTCTCACGGAACAGGTAAATTAGGTGTTTTCTTGGGCCCAGGCTTTAATAAAGCTGAAAGATTTGCATCTGCTGCTTTATCAGGCAATGCTCGTACTCTAGGCAGAGAATTAGCTAGAATAACCCCAGTAGGAAATATAAGAGATGAATGGAGAGAGGGTTTATCTGATATGTACACACAATTTATAAATGATAATATGGGACTTGAGATTAAAGACTCAAGAGGAAGAAGAGCAAGAACAGCAAGGACAGAAAGATGATATATAAATACCCCGACCCTGTAGTTAAAGGAATAGATTTTATATTGTATAGTTGTTCAGGATGGGCGTGTGTAGCTGCTTATATAGACCACCATTCAACTTTATTTGCTTTGGGAATAGCCTTTTGTTCTTTAATTGTTAGTGTTTATTTTAAACATAAAACATATAAATTAGAAGAAAAAAAATTAGAGGTAGTACATGGAACTGATATTAAAAAGAGTAGCTAATAATAAAGATGCTACATTTGGTGTGTTAATAAATGAAGATATTCCATTTGCAGTAACTCTTGAACCAGCTTGGGAAAATAATAAGAAAGGTATAAGTTGTATTCCTTCAGGACCATATAATTGTAAAAGAATTAAGTCTCCTAAATTTGGAGATACATTTGAGATATTAGATGTAGCAGAAAGAACACATATATTGTTTCACAAAGGGAATAGTGAACGTAACACACAGGGATGTGTACTTATTGCTGAAGAATTTGGTAAACTAAATGGTAAGGCTGCAGTGCTTGCCAGCGGTAGAGGGTTTGCTGAGTTTATGTCTATTTTAAAAGAAATAGATGAGTTTGATTTAATTATAGAGGATAACCATCAATGTTGCAAGCATTAATAGGACCAGTAGCCTCACTACTGGATAAATTTATCCCTGATGCGGATACTAAAAATAAATTAGCACATGAGATAGCAACTTTAGCAGAAAAGCAAGCTCATGAAGTTGCACTAGCGCAAATAGAAGTAAATAAAGAAGAAGCAAAAGGTAATTGGTTTCAAGCTGGTTGGCGTCCTGCATGTGCTTGGGTATGTGTATCTGGATTTGCAGTTAATTTTTTAGTAAGTCCATTAGCTGAACCATTTGGGATAGTAGTACCACAAGCTGATATAGGTACAATGATGCCTGTGCTATTAGGTATGCTTGGATTAGCTGGTGCTAGAAGTTTTGAACGTGTTAAAAAAGTTGGAAAATAAAAGGAGTATAAAATGAAATTTGATAAACTACAATGGATGCTTATTAAAGATACTATAATGGATGTGGTAGAATCATTGCCTAACATTATCTGGTATGCTGGATGGTTTTTTATTGGATTTGTAATCGGTTCTTGGTAAAATGGCTGACCAAATTAAAAATTTGTCAACTAGACTATTAGAAAGTGTACATGTTGCCTCCCCAGCTGAGACTAAATTGGCTAAACCTTTTGGTAAAGACAATAACCAGTACTGGGGAGAAACTGTATCACATCTTAAAGGCACTCAAAGCACTAGAAACCAACCAGTAGTTCATATTAATAAAAAGAAATTTGAACAGGCTTTAGGAAGAAAAGTAACTTCTCAGCAAATGAGAAAATATGCTCTTAGTGAATCTTTACATAATTTAAAAAATGTAGAGCCTGAAACTTATTATGATTTAAGAGTAGCAGCTTTAAGTAATCCTCAATATCGTGAGTGGGTTACAAACTCCTATAATAATCACGCAAAGCCCGGAGGAGAAACAAGAGACTTAGACCAATGGGAAGTAGAATCAAGATTCGATCAAATAGTTGGAGGATTTATATTTGCTGGAGACCCAGACTTTCCAACTATGGAAGATTGGAATGCTTATGACATGCCTTACTCAGGTGCATTTAAAGATAAATTACAACAGCTAAAAGCCAGGATGTTTCCTACACCTGGAGTTATACATCCTTTTGTAGAAGATGAAAAACGTGAGTTTTATTAAAAGGATTTTCTAAGTATCTTAGCACTTTTCACAGTGCCTTTTATAATTTCTGAATTACCACCCTGCCCATCATCATTAGTAAGAGTATTCATAACGTGATACCTCAACTTATCTTCTTTTACTAACCATCCAACAGTTTTAGCAAGTATAGGTTCTTCTTCAAGATCTTTCATATCAACCCAACCACCCTCGCCAGCGTGGTCGTACCATTCAATCAATACTAATGGATACTTTTTAAATTTTCTGTCTTTTTTCATAAATTATTATATACTCCATTCATCATAAGTATAAATAATAAAACTTGCAGCCCAATTAAATAGTATGCTTTCTTTAGAAAGCCCCACCAAGCCCATACTATATCGCTAAAGCCATTTATTAAAAATCCTTGCACATAGTATCCTTCAGAAATTAGGAATACGCCAATAACTGTTGTGATAGTACCTAATATTTCATAAAATTTTTCAATGCTTAATAACGTTTTCATAACTAATAATTGTATCTCCTAATGTCTGTGCTATTTGTGGTACTATAGAATTACCTAATCCTTTAAGTCTGTCCACCCTAGAGGGTATCCCATTAGCCACTCTACCCACGTTGGGTTCAAAGTTCCAGACCCCGAATTTCGAACTTCTGGATGGTTGCCCAACATTTTTTGCATCTTCGTTCCGGGGTTTCCACAAGCGTCCTCGTTTGCGGTTGGTGTCGGCCACATCTTTACTGTTGCACAAAGATATTTCCTTTTGTACATGTGAGTGTGGCTCTTGCTCCCTACTGGTCCGCAATCCTTGTACTCCGATAGTCTTGGAGTGGGCCACAATGAAGACTCTTTTTCTTTCGTGCGGGGCGCCAACCGAGCAAGCTGGAATAATAAACGACCACGTTGTGTATCCTTCACTCTCCAAGTCATCGAGCACGGTGTCCAATCCGAGTCGTATGTGTCCATAAACATTTTCACAAAGGATCCATCTTGGTTTAGTTTCTTTGATAATTCTAAACATTTCTGGCCAGAGGTGTCTTGGGTCTTTTTCACCTCTCTGTTTACCCGCGTTACTAAAAGGTTGACAGGGGTATCCTCCTGTGATGATGTCTGGAGCAAGTCCTGTTGTATCCATTTCTCTGATGTCTTCATATATTGGTACTCCTGGCCAATGCTTTTTTAAGACTTTTTGTGGATATTTTTCTATTTCACAAAAAGCAATTGTTTCAAAATATCCCGTAGACTCTAGTCCTAGACTAAATCCTCCTATGCCTGAGAATAGGTCTAAGACTTTGAACATTTTAATTCATGATCTATTAGAATTTTTATATACTCTTGAGCTTTATGTAAATCTTCAAGACCACCTTTATATCTCCAACGCATAATATATTTTATTACGTTGCCTTCAGCGTAAGGTATCTCATTTTCAATCATAAATTGAACTGGTTCTATTTTCCATCTAGCGTAATGCTTTGGGTCTTTAATGTTGTCTGGGTTCATTATTAGTCATCCTCATAGAGTTAAATATTCTTTTAAGTATTTCTAAATATACTCTTTTACATGGACTAAAGCTCACAGGCGTTACCAGTACAAGCTAGTTGCTGTGAACTACTTGTGTTATCAGTTTCTTCAACAAGAAAAGACCAATCAGCTTTAGGTGTATTCTTTACAGCCTCTTCATACTCTTCTTTAGTGCAATCTGTGTACGGAGCTTGTTTGTAGGTACCTCCATCGTAAGGTAAAAAAGATATTCCACTTACAATATCAAAATGTTTATATACCCAAGCACCTACTTCCATCCATTCGTGCTCTCTTACGTAAACAGTAATAGAAGGTTTATGCTCACACCAATTTTCTTGATACACTAACCAATGTTCTAGTTGTTCTATGGCTGTTTTTTCATCTCTAGTAACTGCTCCTTTAGGACTTTTACATCCAAAAGAAAATATAGTAGTAGAATTTTCTTTACCAAATGCGGGCTCATTAGGAAATCCAAACTCTTTCATAAAAGTAGTTAGTGGGTCTTTGTTGTCTTGACGCACCGTTCGTATATAGTAATCATTATGACGAGGATGTATCCCACTAGCAGTATTAGTAAGCTGACTAACAGTACCACTAGGCTTGACGCAAGTGATTGCACTGCTAGGGTTAATTCCGAGCTTATTAGCCCAAGTTTCATTCGTATCGACTGCCACATTTTTCATCTCCTTCAGCCATTTTTTAGTTGTGTCTTTACATGTGCTAAGAGTTTGATGGTCCATTATACCTGTCAATGATACTCCTAGTAATGCTTCTTCTTCTGTATTCTTTTTCCAAGTTGACCTCAAATATCTGAAGTCAGTTAACGTAGCCTGCATAGTACCTATTATAGTAGCAATTTCTACTTTCTTTTTAAGGTCTTTAAGAGTATCTTTAGGTCTTATTATAACCTCAGATAAATTACAAAATTGATTAGGTCTTAACACAATTTCAGAACATGGATTAGTGCCAAACTCCCATTCAGTATCCCTACGTTCAGGAGAGAATTTCTTAGCTGCAGTTCTATTAAATATACCACGCTCCCCTGAGTGACTCATATATAATGCTTGCCATTCTGACATAAACTGAGCCATGTCCGGGGTTTCGGTATAACACGCAGAATTGTTAGCTAGAGCTCTGTGGCCATGTAATTCCCACCAATTACCAGACTTAGCTATTCTCATTCTATCGTCACTAAGATTAGATAAAGATATTAATGCTGACCTACGTACTCCACCTACTACAACTATATCTCCTACCTTACAACATATGTCATGGCATTCTATGCTTGTAAGTTTTCTTCCTTTAGCAGATATAAAAGTATCTACTGTAAATTTAAACAATTCTTCTAACGGCTCTGGCCCTGAGGAACGCCCTCCAAAGGTCTTTAATCTCGCTCCTGCTGGACGAACTTTTGAAACGTCCCATGATGGTATCCTGCCAGAATAAAGCAGGGATATAAGCTCTCTGTAAGCGCTAGCCCATCCCATTTTTGAATCAGTTACGTGAACCACAGTATTAGTGTCATGGAATTCTTCAGATACCTGAGGTAACTGATTGATAAACTGTCTTTCCACGCTAAACCCAACTCCAGTACCACACATTAAAACATACATTATCTCATCAAATGCTCGGGGAGTATCTATTGGTAAATAACTACAGTTAAACCCAGCTACATTATCTCTATCTAAAGCTTTGCCTGCTGTCATTAAACACCTCATAGAGGGCATAACTTCTAAATTTAATATAGCTTTTTTTACTTCAGATAAATCAAATTCGTTATCAAATCTCTCAGTAAAAAAATTTACGTATCTATCTACAGTTTCTACCCAAGTTTCTCTTCTCTGTTTATCAGGTAAATGTCTAGCATATCTGCTAAGATGAATGAACTGTTGGTATTCACTCGGTAGTGAAGTCATATTTATCTATCTCCTTTTGTATATGTTTTCCTATTATTTCAAGTTCTTCTAGTGATGCATTTTCTTCTAACCATTTAGATGCTTCTATTGGTCCTTCCTTGTGTACTTTTTCAGCGTACAATTGTGTCTTTCTTCTTCCCGTAAAAGTATAATCAATTTCTCCCATTTTATTTCCCCTGTTAGGAAGGCTCAGTCGTAGCACATAGCAATATATAGCAATTTCCGAAACTACGACCTTGCCTTATAAATAATCTTCCTTTACTCTATCTATAGAGTGCTGAGTTATATCAATAGTTCCATGACCTGTGTGAGTCAGCATAACTAATCCTGCCCACCAATCACAAGTAGCTTCATTTCCTTCCATGTACTCAGGCATATAATCAGCATACCATCCGACATTACAAGATTGTATTAATGGAGCTACAGTATCATCACCATTAATTCTTTTCATAGTATGAACACCAAATCTATGAGTGTGTCCAAATACTATTGAAGTATCGTGAGTTTCAGTAGCTCTTTTAGCAACGTACTCCCCACTTATGGGTTGATTAACTCTTCTATTCATAGGTGCGTGTGTGAACGCTGTGCCATCAATGTACACGTAATGTCTATATTCTACTATATCCCACTTGTCTTTACCTGCCCCAACAAAATCTGTCTCAGGTATAAATCCACTAAGTTCTGGTTTATCTAAAGTATATCTCCAAGTCCTAAGCTCATGGTTTCCTAATAACCAGTATCTATTAGGATTATACTTTTTAGTTTTCCACCTGGTTTGTTTCGTCCACAAATTACGTAAAGGTTTCATTATCTTTTCATAAGCTTCTATACCTGAATCTATATCATCTTTTAATCTTTTACCTTCCTTCATTAAAGGTTTATTGTTATCAAAAAAGTTTATAGAATCTAAGTTCATAAAGTCTCCTATCTGAACTATATTGTCAGGTTTATTTTCAACAATGAAATTTCCAAGAGCTTCAAACCTGTCCTTATTATGCTCAGGTCCATCATGGGCGTCAGGAATCACCAGAGTCGTAGCGTACTTCCTCATATTCATTCTCCTCGTAGTTTAGGTTAAGCTCCCCACGTAAGTAGAGGCTATTAATTATATCAAATGCCATGATTACAGATATAACTGCGTGTTCCCCACACTCATGACATTCTGCCATTTCGTTATCTAATCCTTTTTCAGATTTACTTCCACATCTGAAACAGTAATAGATTTCTTCTTCTCTTTTATCCATTCCCTTGGAACCTCAGTAAAACTGTATATAAAATCGTGTCTTTTGCACCATTCTGAATATCTAGTTTTTGATGTTTTATGTAATTTGTTATCATATTTAAACACAAACCGTATGTCTAAGTTAGGTTGTTGCTCCTTGATAAGTAAATGTTTTGCTCTGTCGTAAGATGTAAATCTTCCCTTTCCTTCAATTATAATTCCATTAGGTAAAACCCAGTCAGGTTTATAAGTGTGAACTTTATAAAACGGAATTATTAATTTTTCGTATTTTGCTCTAGTTCCTTTTAACTTTTTAGCAATTTCTTCTTCAAATTTTGACCTGTATTTGATAGCCATTTTTTTACTTTCCTTACTTTTGTTGCATCCAAAAGTTGTTTTTTAGAGTTTAATATTGTAACTCTTTTCATATCTTGTTGGTTGTTCTTACTGACACCTTTCCAAAGAGGTTCTATTCCTGCTTTCATTAAAGTGTCCTGTACATCTTCTTGCTTATGCTGATTGCGTCGTGTAGACATATATACACCCCACTATTAAAGTTATTGCTACTGTTCTAGAAACTATATACTCAGCTAGTTTCTCCTGTTGTTTCTGTTTCCAATTGTTCATCTTTAACTCCTAAAGTTATTAGTGCTCTTGTCTCTTCTAAAATCTCATCCCAAGTCATTCCGTACTCGATACATTTCTGTATGCCAGCGTCTGTGTTAGCGAAAAAGTGTTCATACTCTTCTTTAACGGCTTGCTCATAGTCACCTACTGTTGAGCACCATTCAAGACGTTTTTCTGCTCCTACTGGACCAACTCCGGGAATACCCTCGATGTTATCAGTAGAGTCTCCCGTTAGTATTTGAATGTACTTGCTGTGTATGGCTTGGTCTATAGATACTTCATATAAAGAATCCTTTACCCAGTTGTAATGCCACCCAGCAATTTGGTCTAAGTCTTTGTCTGTAGAAACAATGCAAGTAGTTGTAGTTTGTAAATTGGCTAGTATATCATCAGCTTCAATGTTATTAACTTCTTCAGCTTGCCATACGGTTTTCATATACTCTTTAATTTCATCATACCAATGTGGTTTATGTAAAGGGTCTCTGTTACCTTTATAGACTTTGATAGTAGCCAAGTCATCTCTAAAGTTAGTACTTCCACTAAGAAACACTTCCATTTCTACGTCACCAAACCTGTTAGATAAAAATGCTTTTATTTCTGATAAAACAGTTTTAACATTGTTAAGAGCATTCTCAACAGGTTCAATAACGGTATCTACAGTAACATCATATTCAGATTTTTCTCTGCCTTTCTCCTTTAACCATGCAGTCATATCTTTTTTGTATTTAAACTTAGGTATATCACCTTGATATGTGGGTATAGATAAATTGTATATTTTACTTTGAGCAGCAAAGCCACATCTGTATACTACAATGTCTCCATCTATTAGAGCTTTCATGTTAATTAATTAAAATCTCTGATTCTTTTTCTGTTTCTTTAATTTGCTTGGAGTCAAATTTCTTTCTCCAATCATCTAAAGTAGCTTGCATTTCATACAAACCTTCATACCCTTGTACTAAAAAAGGTACTTCAGCTTCTACTACGTCTGTCTCTTTATTTACTATTGCATAAACTAAATGTCCATTTGCTTTAACAGCAACTGACTTTTGTACCACTAGTTTATAATCAAGAGTTTCGTCTATGTATCTGTTATTCATAAGATGCCTCTTCTCCTAAATCTTTATTTAGTTCATCTTGAGAGGGAGCATCAAATGCTCCATCTCTAGCCTCAGTAGCTTCCTCGTAAAATTTACGAGTATATGCGTCAACAGTATTGTCAATTATTTCAACTTTCTTTTTAGCATTAGCACCTAAGGTCAATGCTCCAGAGGTAATTAACAAATCTACCATAGCTATTGCTCTTTGAAGACACGCTTCATATCTAATTTCTTTAGAGCGAAGTTTGTCTTCGTCTTCTTTGTTAGACCAGTACGAATCCCTGGTTACTGTATTACCGCCTCTTATAGTTTGTTTTTCTTGCGGTTTCATGTTACTAGCTTCTGATGCATCAAGTACTTCTACAGAGTTAAGGTCTATATTTTTATATATACCTTTCTCAGTATAAGCAAACTTAATTTTATTACCTTCCTTAAAAGGTATTTTACTTGAATCAAATCCAGCCCCGTACCAAGCTCCGCTGTCTAGTAGAACTGATACTCCTCTGGCACTTCTTATTGTTTGTACTACTCCTTCTGCTGTATTCATATTAAGACCCCCAATGAGTTCCTGTTTTTATTTCAGCTTTTAATGGTATGTTAAAATCAATTCCATATAATTTCTTCATATACTTCACAGGAAATTCCTGTAAAGACTCAGACATCACATCCACGAATAAGTTCCGTTCATCTGGATGAATTTCACAAATAATTGAATCATGTATAGTATTTGTGATAAATGACTCAGCATTTAAACTTTTAAAACAATGCCAAGCATGCACTAGGGCAGTAGGAACAATCTCAGCCGTAGCTAAGTATTGAACTGGATAATTTCTAACAGATGTATTACCTTCTACATACCCAGTATGTGTAACTTTCAACGATGGAAAATAAAATTTCATTCCAGTTGGAAGTGTTAATTCTTTTTTTATTACAGCTTCATCTACCCATTTATCTTGCTCTCTAGTGATTCCCCTGTATTTCTCAGTAAACGTTCTGTAATAACGTCTCTCAGATGGTGTTCCGCTTGTTCCACCATAGAGTGGCTTAAATGTATGCGCTTTTGCGTTTTGTCTTGCCAAGGCTCTGTCCCGTTCTCTAGGATATATAATTTCAGCTGTGAACTTATGAACGTCAAAATTTCCCTGTATGTCTCGAAGTCCTTGATTGTCTCGTCCATACCAGACAGCGACTCTGAATTCCAATTGTGCTTCATCAGCTTCACCCACCAACCAGCCGGGTTGTCTTGCCCTAAATAATCGCTTAAATCCTCTATCCACGTTCTGGAACTGGCATTTGTATGTTTTTCCAGTGCTACTGTACCTGCCAGTAGTAGTAACTGTTTGGTTGATAGAGGCGTGGAGGATACCTTCTCCTTGCTCGCAACATTCGTTAAACTTCTCAAGAGATTTCGTAACTTGTGCATTTAATTTCACCTGCCTTTGTTTTAGTTTTATAAATTGTTTTTGTTTTTTTGTTTTAGGCTTCAGCATAGATATTACCACCGATGAAGCACTTCTTTCCCCTTTTGGGGTTGTTATAATATTACCATTATGGTCTTTGGGCATAGCAAATTTAAGTTCATCATATATAAACTCAGCCATCTGTTTATTACTTCTTGGGTTAAGACCTCCAGTAAATTCATCTAATTCACACTCAACATGACGTAATTCAGAAAGACATTCCTTGTATACTTCCCTAACTTTGGACGTATCCAAACACATTCCATTAAATTCTATATCAGCTATGACTGGTATTTGTAGGCACTTTGTGTAAAAAACACGTTGTAAGCCCTTTTTAAATAATTCTCTACGCTGATGCTCGAATAATTTTTGCGTTTGTTCTACGTCCATTTTAGCATACTTTTTAAGCCAATTTTCAGGCATTTCTGAAGGACATATTCCAGATTCCATCATAGAACTTATGACGGATTCTTTTCCTCCAAATCCTCTTCTTCTAAGGCATTCCTCCAATGAGAGTCTTCCTCTTCTGTTGGAACGGAGTACATATTCTGCCAATTGTGTACAATAGGGAAGTGTCTGTTCAAGTCTGACTCCGAGGCGCTTAAGCCATCCAAGTTCGAATTTTGCGTTGTGCGCAACAATGAAATCAGCTCTTTCCACTTCGTTAAGAAAGTTTTCGATGTGTATTGGCTCGGGATTGTGAACGTAAACTCCTCTTTCGTCACAGTTTCTTCGCCAAGCAATGAGTAAGATACGGTTATTTTCATTTAGTGGGTCTCCTTTATCTAAGTTAGTTGTTTCAAAATCGAATACCAAATAATTATCTGATTTAAAAATATCAGCATTTGGATTTGTTATTATTTTTGGTAAATTAATCATATAGTAGTACAGACCTTTCTTTGTATGCTTTTTCTGGTAATGGTGTTTTGTCTGCTATATCACACAATAATTTTCGATAATCGTCTAAAGACGAATAAAATATTTTACCGTCTACATTACCAAACCATTTTCCGTTATCAAGTTTGAACAACAGAGTCCTAAACTCCTTAGTTTTTATTTCGACTCTTGTTGTGTCCTCAGGTATTGGGCTGTAGTTCCCATCGGAATGTTTAAAGTATGCTGTCATAAATATTACACATAATGTATCAATCATATTATTATTATTATTATTATATATATATATATTATATAGATTTAATTTTATTTGTTTTTGTATCTACTAAAACTGGAAAATATACATGCTCTCCACTAAGTTTGTTCTTAGGTAGAGATACCATTCTCCAGGACTTTCCTTCGTACTCATCATTGGAACCTACACCAATAATTAAGTCCATCTGGGCAGGCATTCCAGTATTTGAGAAATCTATATCACCCATCTCTAATCGCAGTTTACTCGTTCCCGAATCTCCTGCCTGAGTGACTCCTATAACTAAGATATTATTCTTCTTAGCTAGATTTCTTGCAGATGTAGCGGCTATCTCCATCTGTTCCACCCTACTTTCTTTGCCTACCCAAATGTTACGGAGTTGGTTGATTACAACAACATCTACCCCGTATTGGTCGATTAGACTCTGTATCTCTCTAAAAGTTCCGGGAGATAATGATTTAAGTATTAAATTATCGTACCCTCTTGTTTTTATTACTTTTTCAACCTCGTCAGGATTATCTATGACATCGACTATACTCTTCTCAGAGAGTCTACATACAATCCTGGACATGGTTGCTTTTGCGGGGTCTTCGTTCTCAATAAATAATACTTTGTAACCGTCATGTAAAAGTCCACCAACCAAATTAATTACAAATAATGATTTACCAACCTCAGGTCTACCAAACACTAAGATATTATTTCCTCTCATTGCTCCGCCTGTGGCTTCATGCAAAGCCTTAGGCCAGAGCTTTATTTTATTTTTATTTTTGAGAGATTCTATGACTTCAGAAACTTTTGCTCCAACTAGTGTAGTTTCATCATGTTCTTCTTTCATTACATATTCTTCTACAAATCTGTAATCGTCCATCAATTCAGTAATTCCCGATTTAGCTTTCCCCAATAATTTTGATGATAGTTCTCGGGCGATAGAATCTTTTCTCAGAGCAATAATTTCTTCAAGAAGATTTGCTGGGGATGTAGATTGAGTTAGAGTCTTAAGAATATTTCTGTATAATTCTATTTGTTTGGGAAGTTCTCTTTCAATACGTTTCTCTATTAACTCCAAGTCTACAAAAGACGCAGACGAATCCCTATCGTAAAAATCTTTTACAATATCATATATGAATTGTCCGGGTTCAGAAAAAGAGTCTTTAACATTTAACTTGTCGAGTTTGTTAAAGCTCTCTCTATCCTGGATTATAGAAGAAAGTATTTTAGATTCCATTTATTATTATTATTATTTTATTATTATTATTATAAAAGTAGTCTGGACTACTTTTTATTTATTTATTTATCAACCACTTACTGCGTTTGCGTAAAATTAGACAATTATGTCTAATTAAAGTTCATATTAATTTCTATTTCCTCCACTATATTAGTTAATAATTTATTATCTGACATATTTTTTGGGTCCTGGTCTAGGGGAATTACTTGGCATGATTTAAAGAATAATGAATATTTTTGTTTTATTTTTATAGCGTGTGACGTTGCGTCATTGTCCAATGCAATAACTACATTTTGTCCTGCCAATAACTGCATGGCATTAGTAGGTATTGAATTCGACAATAATGCAATACTAGGTACATATCTTGCTACCCGTATAGAACTAGGTATGTCTTCAACTAATACGAATAATTTATTTCCATCTTTATCACAACAATTATAATCAATATAAGGAAAAGAAACATTGTAATAATTTTCGTTTCTATTAACCCAATAAGTTCTTGCCTTAACTCCGTCATAATTTGTATTTGATAATTCGTCATAGTGTCTGGCAACGTAGCCAATCGTTTCGCCGGGGGGTGATAGTACAGGGTATATAATCCTTTGAGTGCGAGAACACCATTTAATTTTATTATATCTAATTTCTTTTTTATTTATGTCGAAGGAATTTTTCAAAAAAAATATTTGTTCATCAGATAAAGGAATGATGTGCGACTCAAAGGGGTATCCTTCAGCTTTACGAACAACCGCTGAGTGAGGTAAGAACTCACGATTATTCCACTCTCCTAGATTGCTTGGGATAAAACCCTTTGAATCACACTTAACCCTAAAACACCTAAACAACAGACCTGCCTCTGTCCGGGTGACAGAGAAATCTCCATCACCCTTAAAACAAAATGGACATTGAGCAGTTCTTGTAGTTTCACCTATGTCTAGTTCTGACGACAGATAGGATAATTGTGTTTTATAATTTTTCATAACAAAAAGTAGTCTGGACTACTTTTATATTGCATTCCTTATACCATCTATATAATCTCCAGAGCCGTAGGAAGAATCTAATCTTCCTAACCATACTCCACCCTGGACACTCTTTAGTTGGTCGGTATTATCTCTGTCAGGTAGAAAGTAAGTCCAACACCAATGTTCATTTCCATCAGAATCTAATACCATGTGTTTATCCCTATCGTAAAACGTAGGGTATCCCTCCAAATAATCTACATTTTTAAATGTTGCATCATCAACGTCCCAAATTTCTCCTGTTATGTCTTGAGACGATTTTGCATCCGCAGATATTAATGCAGGGAAAGCACCCAAACTAACCATTCTAAAATTACTAGATTTAGGCAACTGCCCGGCACCACAAAATATGCCAGACTTAATTATACCAGAGTTTGAGTGTTGTTTTTTTAACGTACCATAAACGAATATTTTAGTCATAATAACCTCCGTAAGTATTGACTATATAAATGTAAAGTAGTTCCCTCTAATGCTGGAGCAGTATTAACTTCGTAGACAAACGCCTTTTGGTATCTGTCATTCCAACCGACATCAACTGCACCAAAGTCCAATTCTAATGCCTGTATAGCGAGTAGTGCCTGTTCCACAACATCTTGTGGAACGGATATGTCTTTACTACCAAATACCCAACCATTCGCATAATTTCTTATCTGAAAATTATTACCTTCACTTCCATTTCGTAATAATTTCTTTTGTAAAAATATCACAGAATTTTTAAAAATATGAACTCTAAATTCATCTGATTTTTTTACATACCTGGTGTACAAGGCACAGTCAGGAAGTTCATCTTCATCACTAACTAATAAGATTCCCTTACCACCATGTCCACTTAGTATTGTCCGGGCGACTGCCACTCTGCCATTCCTTATCCACTCTATTGCATCTTCCATTAGCGTAGTGAATTTGGGAATCCTTACAGTTCCTTTCATCTTTTCTAATGACAACAATTTATTAAAAGTAGTCTGGACTACTTTTGGATTGTTTAATATGAGTACATCATCATTTGCCCACTTAGGCATTCTAGGATTTCCCCAATTAATAATGAAGTCGTTTTGTTTGGGGTGATAGTACCCCCTCTCACGAACACGTTTACTCCCTACATCACTAAGTGATGCAGAGAGCATTCGTGCAGAAGTAGACCACATTTTATATGGGTATACTATTGGTCTAAGCATTAGATAATGACTCGTTAGTAACATCATTAACTTCGCAAACAGCATAGTGCGGATTTACCTTTTGCTTAGTTACATACTTAGTCCATAGTTGAACGTGATATGCTGAATTGGGATTTTTAACAGCTATGCCGTCTGTATTCCAATCAGCCCACTCGCAGAACTCCCTAGTAAAATATCCTTGTCTATTGTTGCCTCGCATCTTAACATAATCAATCATCAACAGCAGACCTGCACTCCAACTTCTTTTAAAGTCGCCATTATTTATGTAATCATTTAATGCTTTAAATGCACCTAGCTTAACTTCTTTAGAAAAGTTATTACTAGACCTGGATAGCATACGATACCTTCCGCCATCATCATCACCTACCCAATATCCTATCCAAATATCCGACAGAACTTCCGCACCACAGCAACTACCTGCTTTTGTGTACTCGTAAGAGACACAATATTTATCTTCTTTATATTCAAAATATACTTTGTCTTGCATTGTATTTCTCCTATGCGTTGTTACCTACTTTAATGTGGGAATCAAATTCCCCTGTATCTTTACACTCATTACAAATTGGCTTACCTGCGTTTGTCCAAGAAGTAAGATAATCTTCATGAGGACTTATAGAACGCTGACAAGCGTCACAACCATACTGCGTTTTTTCATACCACTTTTCCAAACTCACCATCTCATCACCAATCATATACTGCAAACCTATGTCTTCAAATTCAAGTTCATCATCATCAAAAAAGTAGTCTGGACTACTTTTAATGGAAGTTGAATCCAACACTAGCGTATAGATTTCCTCAGTATATGATGATTTAGATGTTTTGTTGGTTGACACTCCTGTTAATGTACCTTGTAAGTAGTCACCCTCTAAAGGAACAGAATCTTTAGAGATATTATACACCTTAACTGTATACGCAGGATTACCTACACATTGCCCGGTCAAAGTACCTCTGTCAGACTTTGCGTACTGCTGAAATCCTACCGCTTTAAAAGATATACTCTCTCCTTTAGACATGTCTAGGTCTGGAAAGTCCTTTTCTAGTTCATTAGGGAACAAATCATCTACCCTTCTAGTTGGTTCTACTCTACGATAATCATAACCATGATAATATCCACCATGCCTTCTATTCCAAGCATACCCTTGATTAGCATAAGTGGGAGAAACTTTCTTGCCATCATAAAGTTTCTTTAAATCAAAAGAGTAATCATGATTGAATGTCAGTAAAGTTCCTACGTCTAATGAAAAGATACGAGATAACGTCAACTTATTTCGTTTAGCCACAAAATATAATGCCTCTGCCTCTGACGCAAATATTATATTATTTTCACTTCCTTCAACTATTCCGAAGTGTAGTGGTCTTTCCGTGTTTCGTATAAAATGTAATTTTTTACTAGATGTGTCATACCATACAATGGTAAAAGCACCCTGTATCTTTTCTACAAAGTCTTCAATTGGATTTTTATGTAGAGCAAAAGCCAATGACTGAGAATCCACCGAACAATCCGTGCCTTTCATATCTGATAATTGACAAAGTTCATGTTTATTTTGAACTGAGCCATTATGAACTAAGATAATATTTTCATGGATAAATGGGTGAGCAGTAGCATCACTCACAACTCCATCAGTAGCATACCGGGCATGACCTACTAGGTAACGAAACTCATTGAAGTCTTTCATCAACTTTTCATATACATCTAGTTGTATGAACTCAGATGCAGTAACAGCCCTTTTAAGTACATCACACTTTTCCTTATCATCATGAGGAACTGTGAATACACCTGTCGAATGTCTACCTCTCAAAGAAGTAACTTCTAGCAGTTCTTTGAAAACTTTTTTGTCTACATCAGAGTTCCATGTATGTGATATTTCTAAGTTTATTATTCCTGTTAATCCGCACATTTACTCGTCCTCCTCATCATAATCACGTTCCTCATCATAGTCCTCATTTAACTCATCGTAGTTTTCATCAGTAGAATCCATAGGATTATCTCTAAACAAAAAGGTATTGATTACACCTCTGAGACCGGGTGAGTTATAAAATTTATCTACTCTATGCACATAGGATAGTAGTGGGGAAGGTATTTCCCACTTCTCTATACACTCAGTAATAGATTCAGTATTAAATGGACTAAGATTATAAAAGTAGTCCAGACTACTTTTTACCATTCTGTTGTGATTTAATATATCTTGAGCAAGTCGTACTCCCTCTATTATATCCGCCTCACAATCATTATAGTCTAATACTTTTGAGTATTTACCAAATACCCTTTCAAGGTAATTGCTATACCCGTACCTGGATATATCATTATGTAAATTATCTGCGGAATTGCCTTTGCAATTCTTTTTCAAACACATAATTATATTTATCCATTCTTTAATTTTCATCATATCAGTAGTTCCACCATATTGCCTAAACTCTAAACTACAATATCTAGATGATGCACCTACATTCAATGCACTATACTTAGGAAACCCCCGAATCATATGAGTAAACTTAGTTCGTTCCTCAAATGATGTATACATATCAGCCAATGTCTTTTTAAACATATCTGACCGGGCGAAAGGTAGACAGTACAAGTTTTCTAGTCTATGCTTACCACAGTAATTGAATAATACAGTTTCAAATACAGCGTAGTCAATTAACAAACGTATAAACTCTGTCTTACTTAAATCCCTAATATCTAAATGCACATGAACACTACACCTATCTGATTCAGTAGGATTATGTGATAATGTTTTGAAGTAGTCGTTCAATTCATGTAAAGCTAATGATAAATCTTTTCCGCATAGTTTATCAGTTACGAACTCAACTCCGTCATTTCTCAAACTCCCATCATACTTTACATACCAATATCCTTTCCCAAATATTATTGGAGAAAGTGCATTGGATGCTCTAGTACTACTCAGTAGATGGTGTGTTTCGCCATCTCTAAATCCATACCTAACTCTACTAGCTATTTCTTTTAATTCCTCAGCCTCAACCTCAACTCCTATAATACAACTAGGAAGTACAAACTCATCTGAGGGTTCATGAGTTAGCACGTTTTCTGGATTAGAGAATAAACTTCCCATGTTATCTTTTTCCATTAGAGAATACCTCCTAATGTAATATTATTTGATTGAATAAGTTCAACTAAATCATCATTACCGCTGAACAAGTCTACTGTTGGATTATAAATTCTGTCTTGCCTCATCTTACCAACCAACACATCTTTATATCCTAAGTATATTCCGGGTGCAACCCAATGTGCTGTTAAATAAAAATCACATGATATAGCACCTGCGTATCTATCTCCTGATAAAATCCTACTCATAGCACCACTAACTGAGAAGTAACTAGGAAAAAATATATCCTTTAAAAATAATGGTCGCTTTAAGTCCTCATGTGATAGAGGTGCTAAGTTAAATATACTTGCTATCTCCTGGTTTACGTTAATTATTCTGACAAGATTAGGAGAAAAAGATTGTCTGTATTGTTTAACTAATTGCCTAGTTAATCTGACAACACCTTTCTTAGCATTTAATAATGCCAATTTAGGAAATCTAAAATCCAAATCACAATCGTCAACGTGCCACCTAACCGGGTGCCAATCATTTTCTTTTACAATAGAACCTGTAATCCATTCCCTTGCATCATCAATATCGTCCACATAGAAAATTAATTTTTCATCATCATAATCTACATGACTTGCTATTATGCAACAAGTTCTATACCTCATTCTAAAATCATGTCTTGATTCTTCTATATACATAATAAGTTACCTCATTTAAAAAAGTAGTCCAGACTACTTTTATAGTCCTTGTGGAAGTTGGATTTGAAATCGTTCACATATATCATATGCGTCATCTACAAACCCCTGATTTATTATATCCTGCAAAAAGTCTTCACCTATATCATTTATAATAGATTCAGCTTCAGGTATATCATCTATTCCTAACCGCCTTATGACATTATTACAGACATAACTACATTGTTTAAACATCCATTCCATAGTATCAGAACTGTTCAACCATATATTACTAGGAGTTCTATACTCTATACCATACTCCTTATGTCTATACGAACCTGCTCTACCATAGAATCGTTTTCTCATTGTGTCATCAACTGTTGCCAGAGGAAGTCCAATGAATACATCACATGCCTTAACCAGAGACATTCTGGCTGATGGGTGAAAGTTAGCATCACTTAACCCCAGGTGTATATGACCACCTGCTGTTCGTGCGTGTTTAGAAACTAAATTGCTAACATCTATTTTATTTTCCGACAAAGTGTATATGTTGGAATCAGGTTCACAACCAAATTCTCTTGCTTGTTTAGATTTCAAAAATTCTGGTTCAAATGTTTGAAATGCTTTTACTTTAAACTTTAGGTTGTGGGGTGATAGAAGTCCATTTAATTCGTCCATAACTGATAATGTATTAGTTACAAACTCATCAGAGGTCTTTGCCGGGTTAATGTTAAGTTCAGCCATAACATTATCCTCTTGCAAAGCACCACCCGGAACACTTCTTGGATTACGTTTACTTCCGTCTATTATACCAATGCCTGGTGTAGCCTCATCATTTTCATTATACACAAACACTTCAGCGTCATGACCTACTGTAAAAGTTATTCTACTCATTGTTATTTACCTCTACGTTTTAAGTTAAACATCATACGATTATATTTCCACCCCTTTGGTCTAGGAAGTGGACTAGTAACTTTGCCGTTTTTATTTCTCAATAAATTATATTCTTTTTCAGTCATTGTTATTTACTCCCAATCAACAGTTAGTTGGTCATCAATAAATAAAGCGGTATTATGCTTATCATCGAATCTTATGTGTACTTTATCATCTTTTATTACAACAGATACTTCAAACTTCTTAGGCTTGTCATTTTTCTCAATGCCTATCTTATTGCAGAAGTCATATAAATCATACCATTCGATTTTTACTTCTTCTTGTAACTCTTGTGTCTCCTTTAGTGATGTTATAGCCGGGCAGTCAGGAGTGAAATCACTAGCGTGTTCATCAAGTTCAGCAAGGCTATTTTCTTGTTTAGGTTTCTTTTTAAATTTATCAAAAAAGTTCATATTAATTTCTCCTATAAGGGGGTGATAGTACCCATAGAAAAGTAGTCTGGACTACTTTTTGTTGTTGCAAATAATTTCAGTTACTTGTTCCAACAGATGTTGTGGCGGTTTCTTATAATATTTAAGAACGTCTAATTTGTTCTTTTTATTACGCATAACACGCACACAGTTGTCCCAACCATCTCCCCAAAATACGTCAAATATTTTGTTAGATACCGGGTATATACTTCCGAATAATGTTTTAATTTGTGCCATTTGTATTTCCTCCAATAATTAAAAGTAGTCTGGACTACTTTTTGTTTATGTCTAATACCCATAAACTATTTAAAA